TAAACAAGTCGGCAGTTTTGAGGAAACGACCGCCCCATAGGGATTTCTCAACCATCTCAGGTTGATCCTGTACGATCTCGCCAAGATCGCCAGACTTACGGAAAGCAGTGTCTTGCTCTACTGCGTCAACACGCTTTCCAAACTCGTCAAAACGCTCAGTAGCAGTACTGAGGTCTTGCTTTGCTGCAGAAACTTCCTCTGAGACGGCGCCCACTGATTTCTTCAGTTCGGCAATCTCTTCGTTAAGGAACTTTACAGTCTCTGCTAGATCGCTAAAGGCTGATGTAAGAGTGTCCTTGATCTCAGCAACTGCATCTACAGCTACCTCTTCGGACTTAGATACCTCTTCAGACTCGTCAGATTTCTTGGCCTTCATTTCTTCTTCCTCTTCGGAATAAGCTTTTTCGGCTTCCTCTTCCTCGTCCTCTTCGTCTTCCATCTTGTCTTTCATGCCTTTTTTGGACTCTTCGTCCATATCTTCGGCCTTCTCGACATCAGAAGCTTCGGCGTCTGCCTCTGGAGCGACCTCATCTGATTTTTCAACAACCTCTTCAGAAGCTACCTCTTCGGTCTCTTCGACTAGGTCCTGTGTTTCATCAGTCATAGGACTTACCTCCTTTGTCATCTTAACTGTATTAATGCCTTTAGCACTATCAATTAAGAACTTTACCATTTCCTTTTTTTCGTCATCATTTTTTTCAACGAAACCTATATTTTGCATGGGCTCACCAGTTGCTGGGCTTAACTCTGCCTCGTTTGCAGAAAGAAGGACGAGGTCAGACTCGGAGTCCCAGAACACATTTTCGATAATTGTGTCTGCATCGATGCCTTTAAGAATGTCTACCCCGTCAACCTTTTCAACTGAAAGAATACTAGCGAACTGATTAGCTGGTGAGTCAACTAGTGAAAGTTCGACCAAATCGTATTCTTTGATAATGCGAATTTCTGACTCCATCTTTTCGTCATATGCATCATCCCATTTGAGCATTTTTCCACCAATGGAGAATCCTGTGTAAGTACCATCTAGGACTTTCTCCCAGGCGTCTTGTGCGCCTTTGGAAACATATGCAGAGACATAAACACCACGATAGAACTTCTGTGTCTCTGGATCAAAGTATTTTTCTTCTTTGAAATTTACCATTTTGCCAATAGCTGATGGCTGGTGCATTTCACGGATATTCCCGCGGAAGCGCTTGAATGCATCTACGCTTGCTTCAGCAGTAACGATGTCCTGCTGCTTGTCAACATTGTCCAAAGTAGCGAATCCTGAAACAACTCGCTTCTCTCTGTCAATTTTAGAAAATGGCATGGAAAGACGGACGGCATCACCGTCAGTATTCCAACTAGCTTTTGCAATAGTCATACTTACTCCATTATATAGCCATTTTTACAAAAATGCTATAATAAGAGATTAGTCGCTAGCTGCACCTTCACCTTGTGCATTACGACCATCTATAGTACTAGGACTATCAGCCTGGTTATTGGCTCTCTCCGTGTCCCGTGCCCTGTTCTGAGCTGTATTAGCTCTCATGTCTGTCGCCTGTCTAGGAGACATGACAAATGGATTATCGCCATCTGGTCTTTGTGGCAATCCAAGCTGCTCTCTCGCTTCATTTGGTGTCATGACCTGAGTCTTGACATACTTTTCAATAATCTGCGATTGAGCGATTTCATCGGTAAGTGTAAGCTCATTAAACTTAAACTCAACAATGTCAGTTTGTTCTTTAACCACCCTGTTAATAATTTTTTCCAAGTTACGTTGTGCTGGTCTTGATACCTGCTCTTTGAATGTACGATCTTGAGCAAGGGCAGCAGCAATAGAAGACTTGTCTCCACCACCAATTTTTGATAGTGGCACTTGATGTGCAATAAGAATGTCGTCACGATTTTGTGTACGATACTCTTTGAATGATGCCTCCTGTACCCCGTTTTCAATTGGTTCCATCTTAAACTCAACCTTATTAGTGTCTGAGTCGCCAGGTAGTGGAATATAAAGAGTTCTGTGAGACTGTCCTTTAAGATTTGTTTGCAGGAATCTGAATAGCTTGTCTTCTGCATCAGCAGAAAGCTTTGCACCCTTGAGTGTTACAACATAACGAGGAACTGCCTTGTTGCCAAAGTAGTCAATGTTGTATTGTGATGCTAGCTGATCCCCCTGCAAAGAAGTAATTGCAGACATAATGTCTGGAACACCATAGAATGTGTTTAGTGGTGAGTATTCTTTGTAGTGAATAATCTCATTTGGACGTGGATCAGTTGTAATGGGGTTTTGATTCTTTGCCCCGAAGTTTCTAAAGTAAACAACCTTTTGTCCAATAATTTGTACAAAGCCATCACGTAGTCTGCGAACACGCATGGTTGTAGATGGAATGTGTCCAATATACCCAATGCGTCCGCTGGTTGTTCTACCGATTTCTAGATATCCATTACCAGTTGCCTGAACATCTGTGTAAAATTTAGTAAGCGTTTCTGTGAATGATTCTTCATCATTCATGCTCTCGATCCACTCACGAAGTTCAATTTTTGTTCTTTCAATTCTTTTACGAGCACGAGCAAGTGCTTCTGGGTTTTCCTGATTTTCAAGCTTGAACATCGTGCTTTTAGAAACATCAAAGTCGTACCCCAGCCCAACAATGTTTTCTACTTTTGCATCAATGGCTGCGTGATTAGCAAATGATGTGTCATAGTAATTAGCCAGTTCGTAGAGATTCCAGGGTGGAGTAATCACGTCAAAGAGTCCGTATCCATTGCGGAATACATCACCAGGGTTAATCTCTTTTGATCTTGCCCCGTCGATTCCAGAGGGAGTAGCCATTGCTCTATCGAGATAGCTTTGCGTTGGTGGCATATCTAGCGTCTTGGCCATTCTGGTTGAGCGACGCTTAAAGTTGCTGTCTAAGCCATTGAAGCTTTTAAGATCTTCCCATGCTTTATTAAATGGATCTTGTCTTTTAAAGGTGTCGTCTTGACTTTCTGGTTCTGGAACACTTGCTCCAACAATATACTCTGACATTATTCCTCGTCACCGTGAGCTTTGAGTGTTTGCTGAGCAGCATGAACGGAACCAAGATCATTAAGGTTAGGGAGAAGCCCTTCCTTCATTCTCTCAACCTGTTCCGAATACTCTTCATCGGTAACTCTGTTTAAGCCAGCAAAGAAAACTGGTTCGCCATCTGGCTCTCCGTGATAAGCAGCAGCGGCTTTTAATTCAGCAAGCTTAGAAATATCACCCTTCATCGAAGGTATATTAAGAATGTTTCCATTTCCGTCCGTAAACCATTTACCGTTTGACTTTTTCCAAACGTAGATTCCCCAGCTATAACCCTTATCGATAAAGCTGATCTTAGAATTGCCAATTTGGTCGTTATTGTGGTCAGCCATGGTAACAATTATAACACACTAGACTGCTTTTGTGGTAATTGTCTGTATAGAAAGGTCCTGATAAACGGAATATCTGTATTCTTCTCCACCAAGAGTGAGGTCATCGCCTGCAATTAGTTTATTTGTTCCAGTGTAAATGTTGTATAGTCTTCTCATATCTACCCCGATGTAGTTCTCTTCAGAGTATTCTGCGTATGGTGGAGCGTTTTCTATTCTTTGGGCTTCTTGTAGTCTGTTTAGTGCGTAGTAAGAAAGGTTATTAAAGGTTACTGGCCCAACTACCTTGATTGATCCTGGCCTTCTATTCATATCTAGGGGATTAACAAATGCAATACCCAGCATGTTCCACTCACCAACTGTGACGGTTGGAGAGAAGCTTGTGTTACCGTTTAGATAAAAACCTACAGTTTCTACTTCTGTTCCATTAATATCTGTGGCATAAAGTCTAACTCTTCTATCTGTTGGGTCAATTGTTTTTGCTTTAATGAGATATGTTTCCGTTTTCCCGCTAATTTCAAAAATTGTTTTGTCGGTAGACATGTCTCCAACATTGTCAAAGTATACTGAGGCTTGAATTGCTGCCAAGCTGTAGATATCTTTTCTTTCTGAGTTTACTCTCATTGTTAGACTTCTTTGTGCCTGAGTGTCAAGATTGCCCTGTAACCTCATACCGCTGTTTTTTGTCATGTACAAGAATGGTGTGTTGTCTGTATATATCGAGAACGGGTTAAAGCCGTCTAAATCTTGATAGAATCCGTATTCAACTACTGGATAAATATATGAGCCTAGCTTAGAGCCAATCCTATTGCTTGCCAGAGCATTCAAAGACTTCGCTGCCAAGCTTAGCTTCTTTACACGAACTGGTCGTGTTTTAATTCCCTCAACATCGATATCTGCATACATAACAATAGCTAGTTTGTCAAAGTCTACATTTTCTGGTGGGTAAATAATTGTATTGTCTACAACCTCATACTTTGTTGTTTCCCAATTAGATACTGGAACGATAACGTTGTTTTTAGAAAGTGCTTGCGTAGATGTGAATTCTGAATCAAGTTTGTTTGCACCGTTTTCTACATACTGAAAAGATATGTATGTTCTAACAAAAGATCTTTCCGAGTTGTAGTTGTTGCCATCAAAATTAATTGGTGCTGGATAGTCTATGTTAAATTGCAAGAAGCTGACGCCGTATTCTTTTTTACCCGCATCATTTTCAATTGTTTTAGCAAAGTACTGTAATGGTAAATAGTCTTGCCAAGAAGAGGAGGTAGCAATGTCTAGGGAGAGACTGCCGAACTGGTTAGACACAAACAACGTATATGTTGCCTTGTGAGAAAGAATATCATCAATAAATATTTGATAAACCTGTCCCGCGTCTACTACTTCTGTTTCTGGATCTGCATCATAGCTACCGCCATCAAACTGATATCTTAAGAATGCTGTTCCATTCTCATCAAAAAGATAGTCAAGTTTGGCAAGATTTCTTTCAGTAGAGAATCCAATTCTATAAATATATCCCGAGAAAGTATTTGTGAACTCTCTATTACCACCAAAGTAAGCCCTAAGTGGTCTTCTATTGTTTACAAAAGATGCGACCTTCCCACCAAATTTATTTGCAAACTTATCCAGATCCAAGCCTGCCACAAAAGTAGTACCAAGAGTAATCGCTCTGGTTTGATAAACCGTATATTCTGAATCTGATCCATACTTAAGTCTGTATCTAATCTGATGAGTTTTTACGGTAAACGATTTTGTAGATAGTGATATAGTGCTATCATCTTTCCCTTCGGATATTTCAAAAGTTTCACTAGTTGCATTTTTAACAAAGTATTCCTTATTCTCTACAATTTCTGAAGGTATGTCTCCAGAAAAAGAAACAATGTCGTCATTGCGAAGACCGTGATTAGAGCTTGTGATTGTTGCACTTCCATCAGTAGAAACAGAATCTTCTTCGGTGTTTAACTCTGCCCTAATATAATTTTTATTTGATTCATTCTCTAAAACAAAAAGTGTTTCTGTTCCAGAATATCCAATACCAACCTCAAATACTCCATAGAATGCTTTGGTGTTTCTTTCTTCAAGATTTAGTTTTCTGAAATAAATGTATCCATTGGTATTGTTCCAGCTAGAGTCTGGCCTAAGAGTTATGGTGTTAGCATATGTTCTGTTTAGACTTGAGTACCAGGCCGATTGATCCTTGTTGTCAAAGACTAGTTCTGGTAGTTCATAGTTTGGTGGTGCTAGAACATTTCTACCTATGTTAAGATTTTCCAGATTACCCCTGCGCCATTGACCAATATCAGGGTAAACGTAATTATTGCTATAGTTTGCAAAAGTGTAATCAACTGGGAAAGATTTTCCGTTATAAGCTGATGTAATGTTTTCTGGGAAGTCTACAGCCTGCCCATAAACGTATCTTCTCTTAGAAACAGAAGTTGGCACTTGATATGGATATATTGCAAAACAATCGATTTCAAATTTTTGAATATCGTCATAAGAATAAAACCCTAGCCAATCTTGCTCGTATCCATTTGAAGAAATGTTGTTAGGCAGATCAAGAGACGAAGCGGTATATGGCAAATCTAAAACCTTTTCTCCGTTGATTACGAGAGATGCTCCGTCTGGATAAAAGATTAAGTTAATCAGCATTGGTCTATACATTTGACCAACATAGTGAGAAGCAAAGTTATCCTCTACCCGCAAAGTCATGAATGGACCATCGATATAAAGACCATCGGTAGAAGCTATTGGTCCAAAAATTCTGCGGGGCACAAAAGTATTAGCATCAATTCTTAGCCATGTTTCAATAGTGTAAGTTCTATATTGACCATTAGCGTTTAGCAATCCATTACCTGGGAAAATAATAGAAGGCTTACCGTTGGTATCACCAATCAAAGAAGTAAGATTACGAGAACCATAGACCATTGGCATGTTTATATTTCTGGCAAGAAGCTCATTGTTGTTGGCAATATAGTAAGCCAAGGAATCTGATAGTCCGTAGGCGCTAGAGGAGATTGCGGAATAGGGAATGCCAAAATCAACATTGGGAGTAGAAGATAGATTGCTACCTAATGAGCTTTCTTGGAATTCTTCTGACCATTGACCAACAGAGAGGCCGTTGAGATAGAAAACAGCATTGGTTTCTCTGTCGAGATTTGCTTTAATTTCAATATCTATTTTCTTAATTAAAATAATGCTAGGGGTATTAATGCCGCTACCTGTTGCAGAAACAGGATTTGCTCCTGGTGTAAGGGAAAGGGTAAAGTTATTTGCATCTACAACATTGACGTAATAAATAACTTCTTCGAAAAACCCAGGGGGTAATGAGCCATCAACTGTAAGTATAACTCTATCATTATCAGATAAACCGTGACTAGTTAATTGAAAATTAGTTGGATCTTCTACAATAATTGGAGATACGGCATCTAAAGCAATAATCTCTTCATCTGGCAGTTCAAATGTCGTTGCATAGTAGTGCCACAAGTTAGCAGTCTTAGCACTTAGCGTAGTGGTGGCGGTAATATCATTGTCAAAATGAGGCTGGCCTGGAGAATCATACTTAATAGAAATAGTATAAGAATCTACAACCTTATCTTGAATTTCTAGATCTACTTCTTCATAAGCATAAAAGCCAACTGCCAGTGATTTTAGGCGGGGACTTAAATATTGATCGATTAAATTCGGGGAAGCAATAACAACATCATCACCAGTAGTATTAAATTCTGTAGTGTGACTTTCATCAAAAGGAGAATTAAGAAGATATTCTGGACTAGCTGTACCGCCAGAAATTTGCCAGGTATCTAAAGAAAAATCTCTCTGATCTTCATTAACTAAAGAAACATAGTCAACAGTATCGTCCAAAGGCCAAAGAGCTATTGGATGCTCAGCGAAAACCTTTTCCGCATAAAGATTAGAAGGTATAGACATGTATTCTCCATGTCTATTTTAACATAGAAGGGGCTAGCTGAAAGTAATATCGTCAGAGCCTGCAGTGAACTGCGTTATCTTATATGATCCAGAAGTTGTAGTAGATGATGTTAATCCGGCACCAACGGCTAAGTTTTTGCTTGCAGGATATTTGATAACAACAATGCCTGAACCGCCTGCACCGCTGCTAACTCCAGAATTTCCAACACCTCCGCCGCCGCCGCCAGTGTTTGCTGTACCGTTTTCAGCAGAAGAACCGCCTCCGTCATCTCCATCTCCTCCGCCACCGACTCCACCAACTCCGGCTGGATGACCGCCACGGTGATCGCCACCACCGCCGCCTCCTCCAGCTCTTGCTACCGCTGATCCTGTGATTGAAGAAGTTTCTCCGGCTCCACCGTCTTTGCCGTCAGAATTGGTAGCATTTTGACCGGCAGCAGAAGCCCCGCCGCCACCACCGCCTACTGGATAAGCAGTGTCCAGACCCGCACCACCGTTGGAGCCCTGCGAAGTAGTAGCAGAACCTCCAGAAAAATTAGCGGAACCACCACCACCGGAGCCTCCAGCTCCACCAGCGGAAATGCCACCGCCCCTACCCCCGCCGTCAGAAGTAATAGTAGAGAAAACTGAATCGTTTCCGTCATTTCCTGCTGAGGCTGAAGTTTTAGCTGCTCCGCCCGCACCGATTGTTACAGCATAAGTTCCATTGCCAATCAATAAAGGTGTCTCAGCTGACGAGCCACCGCCTGAAGATTCACCAGAAACAGAACAACGGTAACCACCTGCTCCGCCACCTCCACCGCCCTCAAAGCCACCACCGCCTCCTCCAGCTACAACCAAGTACTCAACTGAAAATACTATAGACTCACCTTCACCCAGCAAATCTGAAGCGGTAGTTGTACCAGGTAAAACATTCCAATCCCATACACTATCAGTATCGTTATAGACAAAGTCATCAAATGTATCACCATCGTTGGGGGAATCAGGAAAGTTAATCTTAGCCAATTGTTACTCCGTAATTTCTACTTCGTCCCAGGATGTTGTTTCTTCGTTCCATGTGTATGCCCCGCCATCTTCAGGGTATGCTACAGGAGCTTCCCAAGAATATGTCGCTTCATTAAGAACCCATGAAGCAAAGGGCTGTGGTGGAATAAATGCATCTAGATCTTCACGATATTCGTATCCGATACCTGCATAATTTCCTCTAAAGGGTGTTCCACCGCCTGTGTGCTCTCCAGCGCGGGTATTGTAAGAAGTTCTTAAACAAACCTGATTATGACGAGCACCATAATATTCTTCCCATGAAGTAATTCCTTCAACGAGATCATCTTCATCTCTACCCACGATTACCTGGGTTACGATGTTGTTTTCATCAATAAATGCGTAATGTGCCATAACAATATCCTATCATATTATACAATTGTGATTGTGTCTGAGCCTGCTGTAAACTCAGTAATTTTAAAACCACCAGAAGTAGTAGTGGACGATGTAAGTCCTGCGCCAATGGTTAAAGAAACTGTGTCGGGGTATTTTAGGATGACAATTCCCGAACCGCCCGAAGCCCCGGATTCTACCGCACCCGCTCCGCCGCCGCCGCCACCCGTGTTAGTCGAACCATTTTGAGGGCTTGCCCCACTGCGGTCCCCGCCATTTCCACCACCACCTGTTCCACCGATTCCTTCCGTGCCGAAAGCTCCGCCGCCGCCGCCACCCGAGCGCGTAACCGACGAGCCAGTAATAGAAGAAGAAACTCCATCGCCACCATCGCCGCCGTCGGTCGTACCTACAAGACTTTCCCCCTCTTGGCTCGCTCCGCCACCGCCCGTTCCATAACCGGCACGTTGCCTTCCGCCGCCGAACCCTTGACCATATGAGCCACCACCAGGCCCCCCTTCGAGTGTTCCGACCCCTCCGCCCGAGCCACCGTGCGCCCCGAACTCACAAAAGTTCGACAAATCGTTTTCGTTACGCGAGCCACCACCGCCACCACCGAGTGACGTAATCGAAGCGAACACTGAGTCACTGCCGCTACCAGCGCGAGTTCCGGTGGCAGCACTACCCGCTCCCCCCGCTCCCACGGTAATCGTGTAAGTCCCTTTCAAGCTGAGTGAGGGCTCGGCAGAAACTCCACCGCCCGAGTTTTCCCCAGATACCGATGATCGATAGCCGCCAGCTCCACCACCACCACCGTAGAATCCGTAGCCTCCGCCACCACCACCGGCCACGACAACGGCGTCAACCGTGACAGTCCCGTCGGTAGCATCTACCCATTGAGAACCATCCCATACTTTTGCATTACCCAATTGATATGCCATTATGCTGGTACCTCAATCCAAATATCGCCTTCATTAAGTGTATAGTTTGTGTCGGGATCTGTTGTTCCGACAAAAATTCTGTTTACCCCGTCATCGTCAGTATTAATTGCTGACATGTATCCACCGACAGCAGCTACCCATTGTGTAGATGTTCCATCGTCATACGAAACATACATTTTACCTTCGGTTTCATTGAACCAAAGTTGTCCTGAAATTGGATTAGCAGGTGCTGTTTCTGACATTGTAACGAGGGCACCAGTACGAATAGATTGCCATGCCCCTACCGTCGCATTATAGCGATAGTTCTCATAGATATCAAGATCTGATGGGTTACTGGGAAAGTTTAATGCCATTAATTATCTCCAATTCTTAATAATTATACACCATATTGAAAAAGTATGTTAGAGGATTTCTACCCATTGCCCCTGCAAATTAAATAGATACCAAACATATGTTCTACCGTCGTCGGCATCAAACCAAAATTCTCCAGGTACTGGATCAGATGGAGGAGTAGTGCTAATTGTTGCTTCTCCGCCCTGTTCTCCCTGTGGACCAGTAGGACCGATAGGTCCAGTGGGTCCAGTAGGTCCGCTGTTTCCTGCTTCGATCCATTGGCTTGAATCTGCATCTTCATAATAGATAGCTGTTACAGCTGTTTCAGTGTTAAACCAGCTATCTCCATTAATAGGGGCAGTGGGCTGTGTTGCACTAACAGTAAATGTTGCCCTACCGATTGGTCCCGTTGGACCTAACGGACCTGTAGGACCCAATGGTCCTGTAGGACCCGTAGGACCTTGTGGACCTTCTGGCCCTGGAGGGCCACTAACAGAATCTAAAGAATTCCAGGGGCTAGTTCCATCACCAATACGAATGTTTTCGTTGGTGGTGTCAAATCCAATTTCTCCTAATGCAAGAATTGGGTTTTCTGATTCCCATTCCGCCGCGGTACCACGACGTTGTTGAATTCTAGTAGCCAATAGACCTCCGAAATAAGTCTATTTAATTATAACACTTATTGGTTAATTACTTTTTTAGAATAATGGGATAAGTTGGACTGTAATCTTTGATCTGATGGATTTAGCCTTACCGCCGCAATTCCATACTTTACAGCATCATCGTATTTACCCAGGGTATATGAAGAAATAGCAGCCAAATCATAAGGTGTATCGTTCCAAGCAAAATCTTCACACAAATACTCTAAAGGTTTATTTCTAATAGCCAAAGCTCTTTCGGAATATTCCAAGCACTCTTCCCATTTTTGATTATTGTAATAGTCAAGAGCTAACTCTACGTATGCTTCTCTTCTGTTGGGTGCTTCTTCTATTGCTTTTTTGAACCATCTTTCTCTTTCTTTACCCTTGCTAGATTTAGCAATAAAACGCATAGAGGCGGCACGCTCAGGTGGCCACTTTGCCGAGGGTATAGCTAGATGACGCTTAAACTCTTTCTTAGCCTCATCAAATTGAAAATGAAAGAAAAGTTCACGAGCATAATAAAACGTATTACGATCATCATTAGGATCTTCATCTACTGCCACTTTAAGAAGAGGCATATACTGTCCACGAGATTTACTATGATCTGGATGATGATGAATTTCTAATCCAGTCCACCCTTGCTTTTCTTCAATACGATCTGCTACAAGAACTTCATGGACAGGATGTTTCCATCTGTAGCCAAAACGTGTGTGGATTTTATCCCCGCCATACTGTAAACCTGGAACAGTTTCTTCTTTATCATTCCACGACCAGGTGTATTGGTATCTGGGTCTAGTGAATCCTTGCTTATGTGCTTTTTCTAGCTCTTCTCGCCAACCAGGCATAAGAACTTCATCCATATCCAAAGCGATACAATAGTCGATATCTGCGGGTATAGCAGCTAAAGAAGCATTACGAGCATTATCAAAACGCCATGGCTTAACAAGAACAGTAGTAGTATTAATACCAAATTTTTTGGCGGTATCTAAAGTACCATCATCACTACCAGTATCAGCAATAAGCAAATAGTCAGCATCCTTAGCTGACTTATACCACTTTTCAATAAACTGCTCTTCATTTAAAGCAATAGTGTATACCGCTACTCTCACTAATCGTTTTCTCTTTCTTTCTTATTTCTAGTTTTCTGCATAATTCTGTATGCCCCCCCAGAAGGAAACTTTGTCATAAAATTAAGATCATTCGCTGCAAACAACTTTCTATCGCTTTCGGTTTCATCCCTAACAGTAAAATCTATTTTCTTTCTTTCGAAAGGAATGTACAAGGCAAACGGAGTTCCTCTTTTAATAACAACATTTTCACCATTACCAAAATAAAGAACTTGTTGATTAATTTCATGGTGAATATCAGTATCAATGACTCCTGGCATTACAGAAAATTTTTGATTAGAATGATAAAACAAAGGAAGTTGATAAACAGACCATCCAGGCTTAGTTATTACCCTCCAAGGAGAGTGAGCTTTAAAGATAAACGTTGTTTCTTTGTCTAAAAAAAAGTGTTGAGAATGTCTTAAAAATTGTGAGCTATTGTGTACATCCCACTTTGCACTTTCTCCAAATTTTCCAGATACTGCTCCAGAGTTTACTGTCCAGCGATCAAGCTCTTTTGAATATTCTAAAGATGTATCAGACCACATTGGAACAACAAAACCCTGAGAAAAATAATCTACTATTCCAGGGCATTGCTTAATTGTAGCGTTGTCGGTAAAGTCGTCAAATCTGGGCATATCTTTAAACCACTTGGGCAAATATTTAATAGACGGCTGTGGTCGGCACTCCTCTATCAAAGAAAGCCCAGGGATATCAGAAACAAAAGATATAACCTCTTGTTGCTTTTTTTTTAAAAACATTAAAACCCATTTCTCTCAATGATATATATCATATCAGAGAGAAAAAGAAAAATCAAAATTTACAGAATCTTATTCTGTAACCAAATCCCATTCTTGGGTTTCTTCATTCCATAAATAAGTATTGTCATCTACGGGAATTGGAATCGGTGGGTTCCATAAGCATGTACTTTCATCTAGCAACCAAGAGTCAAAAGGTTTTGGTGGAATAAATGCATCTCTATCTTCATCGTAGAAAAACCCCTCGCCAGCATAGTTAAACCTAAAAGCTTTAGATTGATTTTGCGAAGGTATTGGATTTCCATTCTCGTCAAACTCTTGAGTGTAATGAACTCCACCATATGTATTATAAGAAGTCTGCTTATACACGTCGCCGGTTCGAGCTGTCAGCTCAGCTTCTTTTCCATCATCTTCTTGTCGCCCTTTAGTGACAAATACAACAATATTGTCCTCATTTAATTTTGCAAAATGTGCCATTATCCTATTGTTACCGTTTCGCTTGTTGTAGAAGTTGCAGTTACTGTATACACATCAAACTCACCAACTGTTTGGCCAGGAGAAGAGCCTCCGGCTTCGGTGACACCTGCAGAGAATTGCACGGGAGTTCCTGTTGGTACTCTAAAAATTACTATACCCGAACCACCTGGTGCTCCACCACGACTGGCGTTAGAGTCATTTCCTGGAGCGCCTCCACCTCCACCGGTATTTGTTGTTCCAGCCACACCGCCACCACCGTTACCTCCGTTACCACCACCTTTTCCTCCACCGCCAGCTCCCCCGACACCGCCGTTAGAAGAACCACCACCGCCGCCACCACCTGCACGGGTTACTGACGATCCAGTAATTGAAGAAGCTACACCATTAGCTCCTGGTTGACCATTCGAAGCAGCCGCCGCACCACCACCACCGCGACCTGCGTATTGTCCGCCGCCGACACCGCCGTTAAAACCTTGTCCAGAAGTTCCAAGTCCTCCCTGGCCGCCGCCAGATCCACCGTTTTGACCATTCTGAGTAGTCCCATCGCAGCAACCTCCACCAGCTCCACCCCCAAGAGAGATGATTCCAGCTAGCTGGCTGGGGCTTCCATTTGATCCGGTGCGTCCCGCACCACCACCACCGCCACCGCCACCTACAATAATTGAAAAGACAGCTTGACCAATTTGATTAATTGGTGCTTCAGCAGCATCGCCGCCGCCAGATTGTTCTCCAGAAACGGAAGACCTGTATCCTCCTGCTCCGCCTCCAGAGCCTGATCTGTTTTGACCCTCAGAGCCTCCAGCTCCACCGCCACCGCCGACAATAACATATTCGAGTGCAAATCTTGGAATGCCCACACCCATTCTAGAGTAGCGTTGTTGTTGCGTCAGGGTTGAAGTTGACATTCTACGAATAGCCATCTAAAAACTCCTAAGAAATTTCTGATCCAAACACGTTTACACTCATGTCTGCACTTGAGCAGTATGCTGCTAGAACATCTCCTGCATCCATGGTGATTCCAAGTGTTAGTGTTGTTGAGTCATTGGCAGCTACTGCGACATCGTATGCAACATAGTGCTCGTTTGATAAAGTAGCGCCATCTGGGCGGATAGCTAGTCTATATGTGCCAGCCGATCCTCCTCTATTAGCAACTATAATAGTTGAAATAACCGCCTCAGTTGCAGAGGGTACAGTATATACTGTTGTATCAGTTGTAGCTGATGGTGCTACCTGACCCAATACTTTATATGCTGTTGCCATTTAAATTCCTCCAAAAAAATTATAGCACATTATGCACCCATTGTTAGGAATGCCACTGGTAATGGTGGCTCTGGTTCAGGAATTGTAACAATATTGTTTACGTTTCCCGATTCCCAATTTCCCGAGCTAGCGTTATAAATAAGAATGTCGTCACCACTGGGAGACGTTGCATCAACATCGTCAAGATCATCTACCTCTGTGACTGTTAGTTGTCTTCTCCAAATACCGGCGGTAGCGTCCCAATAAAAATCTTCATAAGTGTCGCCATCGGCGGGGCTGTTAGGAAAATTAAGTGCCATATAAACTCCTTGTCTGTATTATTATACACTATTTTGTTTTTAAAGTAGTGACCTTAAACTAAAAATTCCAGAGGATAAGCCAACTTTAATTCCAGCATCATAAATGTTTTGAGCATCTGTTGCTGTTAATGCTGTTTCGTTCCAATAGCAGAAATCTTGCATCTTACCGTCAAAAATTGAATATGGGTTGTTTGTATTTTCGTGGTTTCTGGCAGCAGCAAACCCTATATTGTTGTTACCTGAGTGTGCTGCAAGATCTCCACCTACAGAAGAACTTGCTTGTCCAGCAAGCTGACCATTTAAGTATATTTTTAATTGATTAGAGCCTAGGGTTAGATCTACGACTGCCACACAATGATAAGTTGTTCCAGCCGAGACACTAGTGGTTGCGTGTCCCTGAGTTGCACTACCTTCACCTATATTTAAATAAAGGACATCGCTTTGTAGATAAATAGTAAGCCAGTTGACCCCACCGCCCTCTTCCCAAATTGCCCTCCAGGAAGAGGTAATATCTGCATTAAACCAAAAAGAAATAGACCTTTTTGTCCAAGAATATCCAGTTCCAGTATTGATTAGCTCATCGTTTGCTGGCACCAAATAGCTATCCGTTCCATTGAAAATAGCAGAGCTATCAGATACATTAGGAATTAAGCTAGAAGAATAGGAAAAGCTTCCATTTGTTGTTGTCGAATGAGAGCCTTCTTCTGATGTTGTGTTGTTAAACGTCCACCTAAAATCTGGCGCACCGCCAGAACTACCAGCTATTGCATTATCATATTCTTGACCTGAAGAATATATTGGATATTTTCTTGGTATTCCAAAAATTCTTTCTTCTTTGTTTTTACGGAATACGTTTTTGTCAAGTCCGTAGGCTTTTCCTCTTAAAAATCCCCTTACCATTAGCTAATTTCTTCATATGAGCAAATTGCTTGCAGATCCCCCGTCGCTGAGGCGAGGCATCGAAGAGCATCACCCTCTTCTAAGTAAATAGCAGTATCTTTAGAAATTACAACAAGGGTTGAATCTGCTGGTACTGATACAGTGCTAGCAACCTTGTAAGAAGTAGAAGAACGATAAAGATCAACAGTGATATCTGCTGCATTTGTACCGTCCACATTTGCGACGGTAAGGGAATTAATCTTAAAAACTTTACCACTAGCAGCGGTATTTTCAACAATAGCTGTAGCGCTAGTACCTACAGACTGAACAGCTGTCTTACCTCTAATATCAGTAACATCAACAATATTGGGATTTGCCATAATATTATTCTACCATCTTATCCAAACACAATGCTCATAGCAATAGCTTTACCTGTTGTAAAAGTAGATCCTGCTGGGCCTGCTGGTCCAGTTGGTCCAACAGCAGAGAATAGTTCTACCCATTGACTAGAATCTTCATCTTCGTAATAAAAATATACTCTGCCATCATCTTCGTCATACCATACCGCGCCTGCTGACGGGGCAGTTGGAGCAGTAGAAGATATGTTGGCAATGACATCACCAACTGGTCCCTTATCACCACGCTCTAAAAGTTCAATCCATTGACCGCTATCACCATCTTCATAGTAAATAGAAGTAATAGCATTGTTAGAATTAAACCAAATATCCCCGTCGCTTGCGGGGGTAGGTGCAGATCCAGAAATAAAAATATCAGCCTTTTGAGAAGGATTATATTTCTTCCAAGCACCTATACTGGCATCATAAATATATCCATTTTCGATGTCACCATCAGACGGGGTAGAAGAAAATTCAAGAGCCATAATATTTAATTATACCTTATTATGAAACGGTAATTGTATCACTACCGGCTGTGAATGTTGTTACCTTATACCCGCCCGAAGCTGTGGTGGATGATGTTAATCCTGCACCAATAGTTAGAGATGCAGTATCAGGATATTTAATAATAACGACACCAGAACCACCGTTCCCGCCGTTCTCTGAGACAGGTGAACCCGATCCGCCAGATCCCGTGTTAGCAGTTCCGTTGCCGCCTGCCCAGGTCCCCCCTCCACCAGTACCGGCAGTTCCGCCATCTCCGCCAGCGCCACCGCCGCCTCGGATCACGCTCGAACCCGTGATAGATGACGTAAATCCAGTTCCGCCAGTTTTACCCGAGCCATTACCTCCTGCTCCTGCTCCACCGCCTGATGAAACACCGGATCGAACGCCGCCAACATAATCATCGTTATCTCCACCTTCACCATCATTTAGATGAGAAAAACCTCCAGTCGCAGTGGCCACAAAAACACTAGAGCCACCAGCCGTAACGGAACCCTGTGTTCCGGGGGAACCAGCTCCGATAGTCACTGTATAGGTATCAGGAATAAGCGATATGGTATCAGTTCGTGCAATACCAGCCGCACCACCAGCTCCGTAGACAACAGCATTTACACCATTGTTACCTCCGGCACCGCCACCAATTACTAAGTATTCAAAATCATATACAGGAATATATTCTGGTAAGTTTAAATCCCAAACATCAGTTGTAGCATTATATTTGTAGTGTTCATAAATATCCCCGTCGGCGGGGGTATCTGGAAAATTTAATGCCATAATAATTCCTAACTAAATGTTACTGTATCTGATCCAGCTGTGAAGGTTGTTATTTTATAATTACCCGAAGTTGTTGTGGAGGAAGTTAATCCAGCGCCAACAGATAAGGATTTTTGAACAGGATATTTTATGATTACAATTCCTGATCCACCGGATCCTCCCTGAGCACTTACAACGTTTGTTTGTCCTGAGCCACCTCCGCCACCACCACCAGTGTTAGCATCTCCGGACTCTCCTGGTGCGCTAGATCCGTAAGGACCACCGTTTCCTCCACCGCCTAACCCCCCTGTACCTGGAGAATTTGCATGGTGATTACCACCCCCACCGCCACCTGCTCGATAAACTGCAGATCCAGAAATAGAAGACTGGACCCCATTGCCGCCGTCCCCAGCGCCCCCATTTCCATTTCCTCCTGATTGTCCAGCGCCACCGCCACCACCAGCGGCAGAAGTACTGCCATTATTTCCACCGTCATATCCCTGACCTGCTGTCCCAGAACCGCCTGATGGGAGATATTGACCACCGCCACCACCGGATCCTCCATCACCAGAGCCTGAACCGCTGTATCTACCGTAACCGCCACCAATGCTAATTATGGATCCAAAAACCGAATTACTTCCTTGTGTGGGCGTAAAAGTTCCCACACCGCCTGCTCCAACAGTAACGTTATATTCTCCCGTGTTAATTTCAAGAGTGGATTCTGCTGAGCTTCCTCCGCCGGAAGATTCTCCTGAAACATTTGATCGATAACCACCGGCACCGCCTGCTCCTGCGCCATTACCACCGCCGCCACCGCCACCTGCTACAACAAGATACTCAACACTAAATGGTCCTGGCTGTACATCCCAATCCCAAACAGAGCGTGAAGAATTCCAAATCCACAAGTCAAATCTGTCACCATCACTGGGATTATCGGGGAAATTAATATCAACCATTATGCTTCCAAACCAAATGCTTCTTTTATTTCTTCTACACTTAACCCTAGTGCTTCTAGTTTTGCTATTGCTGATGCTTTTGCATCTACCCTGGCCTGTTTCTCAGCTGCAATTTCAGCTTGTACTTCTGGCCAGAATGCTTCCAGTTCAGACTTTTTGGGCTTTGGCGTATCAGAAAGCCAGGTTAGGCCAGAATAGTTATCCCCATTGAGCGTCCACTCACTTTCGGGGTATTTACGAACAAGAATCTGTGCGTAATCCATTAGCCCGCCACCTCTATCAAAGTAATCGTTGAAATAAATCTACTGACATTGGTTCCATCTGAATCGCCTTCACCCCTATTGACATAAAAAGTCCCCGCGGCTACACTACCCTGAACTTTATAGGTAACACTAGAAGTTGTATTGGGCGAATCTAAGATAGATTTTGAAGTGCCGACAGTGAGAGAGTTAGCCGCGGCACGAGTAGTAATTTGACCCGTAGACCTAATTCTGCTACCGGCTGAGTCTCCTAGGGCAATAGGAGTTGTGTTTCGAACAACTTGCCAAAATGCAACACTGTTAGCTGTTCCAGAACTAGTAGCCCCCTCAATTCCTACAACTACAAGTATTTTGTTACTTGCAGATGAGGGAGTAATGGATGCAGAAAGACCCGTGATATCGACATAAGAAGTAGACGTAGTAGTAAAAGTATCTGTCTTTACAGTATTTACTACCTGCAACACTGAACCAGTCAGCGATCCACCAATAGCCGATACCCATTGAGCAGAAGTGCCGTCGTCGTAGTAGAT